ATAACTTCGCCCCCTTGCGGGACGAAGTGCGGGGGGGTAATACTGTACCCCCCGCACTCATAATAATCTGTTTGAGATAAACAGATATCGATATTGCCTTCGGCAATATCGCGGTTTGGACGTCGACGCGATAAATCGCGTCTAGTCCAAAGCCGAGATGTAATCACCGGAGCTATACCGATACACTGTCTATGCTTCGCCAACGGAGCTGCCCTCAACCTATCTATATTTAGCCCTTCGGGCGGGAATGAACCTAACTCTGTGCCTGTATAATTTGTTCTGAAAACGCACACATTTGTAATAACTCATATTGTACTAATAATTCGGTTGATACTGACGTAAAATTCTTAAAAATAACATGAACCCAACAAGTTGAGGCTACATCTAGTGCTGCTGACGGGCCTTGTTTAAAGGCGTCGTCACTTAAAGCCGTTCCTTTCTTATTACATAAGAAACGATCCACGTATCCTTTATAATAAAGGACCGCGGGCTTTTCTGCCGTAACCATTGCTTTTTTTGCTCCTTTCATTTCGCAAGCTGGTGCATATGTCGCGGCTGTTGAATCTTGCAGACCAACCATCACTACATTCACTGGATTTGCACTAGTATTTATTAATGTTATTTTCATTTTAAAACCTATACAACGTGCCCAATGATACATCCCAAACCACTGATCTCTGAACATGGATTGATGTCCTGCTCCAGTGTATAAAGGATCATATGTATCATTTGGTCGCCACGTTAGGTACGTTTCTGAACCAGATGTTATAGTCCCTGTGGAATATACATCTTGATATTTCAATTTGACCCTCATTATTCGAGGTGGAGACACGGCGTAGCCTCTGCCTTTTTTTCTATAAGTGCGTTTAGATGTACTTTTTTTCTTTTTAGCATATTTTCTCCTGGGTTTTCCAGGCATTAATATAGTTTAGAAAAAAAAAATCTATAGATTTTTTAATGGTGAAAAAAAGTGGGACAAAGTCTAATATTGAATATGCAGGCACAAAAGATAAACCGCGACATTATTGTTTCACGGCCTTTGAAAAACCGCCTGAACCTCTAAATATTTTGCCATTAAGATACTATGTCTTTAAGCCTGAATTATGCCCTACAACTGGTACTTTACATTACCAAGGTTACGCCGAATTGGCTAGGCCTGTTCGTTATAAGGCATTTTGTACCTTAATGGGCATGTCTTCGAAATGTAAAATATTTGACCGTAAAGGTACAAGAGATGAAGCGCGGTTATATTGCCTCAAAAAAGAAACAGGTTGTGGCGATCCGGTTGAATGGGGTGACTTTGAAAACGGAGGACAGGGTGCCCGTACTGATTTAGTTGATATGCTAGAATTTGTAAAAACGGGTGCTTCTAAAAAAGAAATTATTGAAAATAATCCCGTATTATATGCTAAATATCGTTCTACTATATTAGATTACAAATTCGAATCACTAAAAGAATCAACAAAAGAATTCAGAAAAGTTACTGTAGACGTTATTGTTGGTTCCCCTGGTGTAGGGAAATCAAAAATGACGTTATATGACGAAAATCTTAAACGCAAACCATCTACTTTCAAAATAGATTTTGACACCACTACGTGGTGGGATGGTTACGAAGGAGAAAAAACACTTATCATTAATGAATTCTATGGATGTCAACAAAAATATAGTAAATTTTTAGATATATTAGACGGGCACCAACTTCGCTTACCTATTAAAAATAGCTTCACATATGCGAATTGGGACAAAGTCATTATCACATCAAACGACCAACCGGATAAATGGTACACTAACGTTGACTGTACAGCCCTATTAGACAGAATAAATTCAGTCCAAACCATTGAAGGCAAAAGTCAACGAAAATCCATACGTTCCGTTGATGAAGGGAGTGGCTTCGCCACTCCCGATTACGGGCTAGACGACTAGCGTCGTCTATCCCGTAATAACTTCGCCCCCTTGCGGGACGAAGTGCGGGGGGGTAATACTGTACCCCCCGCACTCATAATAATCTGTTTGAGATAAACAGATATCGATATTGCCTTCGGCAATATCGCGGTTTGGAC